CAATGTGATTATATACAGAAGCTATGCCAACATTACCCCTAAATTGAAGGATTATATGAAGGCTTTGGCTAATGATATTAAAGTTGAAGTACCCGAAGCCCCAGCAAATCAAATACCTTGGAGATATAATTTCTTTAGCCCGCTAACGGTTAAGATGAAAGACGGAAATCTTTCTTTATTTATGGGTCTACAGAACTACACAATTACAACAAACTCCTTTTTCGATAAATTTAAAGCAGGAGAAATACCAAACCACGTTTTAGAAACGTTACCACCCGCGATTAAGCAAAGCCTTATAAGGGGGGAAAAGGATATACCACTTGATCCAGAGAGACTCAGCATTCACTACTACAAAAAAGACGATTGGCGTCAGTGGGCCAACCCGATGATTTACGCAATTCTTGACGACATTGTAATGCTCGAAAAGATGCGTTTAGCTGATATGTCTGCTCTAGATGGCGCGATTTCAAATATTCGTTTATGGACGCTTGGTAACTTAGACCACAAGATTCTACCAAACAAGGCCGCTATTAATAAGCTTCGTGATATTCTTGCCAGCAATGTTGGCGGGGGTACAATGGAATTAGTTTGGGGTCCAGAGCTGTCATTCAGTGAATCTAATAGCGAAGTATACAAGTTTTTAGGATCTGAGAAGTATACCTCTGTACTCAATAGCATTTATGCTGGGCTTGGTGTACCACCGACTTTGACGGGTATGGCTAACAATGGTGGCGGGTTTACCAACAATTTCATTTCCTTAAAAACACTTTTAGAGCGATTACAGTACGGTCGAGATCAGTTGGTCAAGTTCTGGGAAAAAGAACTTGAAATAGTAAGAAAAGCTATGGGCTTCAGGTATAGGGCGCATATACAGTTCGACCAAATGACACTTTCTGATGAAGCTGCCGAAAAGAATCTATTAATTCAACTTGCTGATCGCGACATAATAAGTCAAGAAACACTACTCGAAAGATTTAAAGAAATCCCTCAAATAGAAAATATCAGACTTAAGAGAGAAATGTCTAAACGAGAAACGTCTGGACCTCCAAAAGCCAGCCCTTATCACAATCCTAACCATCAGCAAGATTTGGAGAAAATGGATAAACAAGGTCAGATCAATTTAAAACAGGAAAAAGAAAAACAAAAAAATACACCAAAACCTAATAGTAATCTTGATATTAAAAATAATGGTCGCCCTCCAAATACTAAAGATACCCGCCCAAGAAAGCAAAGGACAGAAACTCCTAAAACCAATCCGGGAGTTGCTGAAATGCTTGTTTGGGCAGACGAAGCTTTCGAAACGGTTTCTGAAAATGTGAATAAGGCATATATTAGCAATAAGGGCGTAAAAAACCTAAGAAAATTGACGAAATCAGAAGTAATTAAAATTGAACAAATTAAATTAGACATATTTACAAATCTAACGCCGATGAAGTCTGTAGCATCTGAAGATATTATTAATTCTTTAAGGAGCAATAAGAAGTCGCCAAAAGATTTTATCGACATTTTAAAATCTAAGAATATCAATATTCATGAGATGCCGATTGATATATATCGAAAAAATGTTATAGCAAATTTCGTGTCTTATACAATGTAATCAATTTTATTCGTTTTTTTGTGTATACTTTTTCATAGAGGCGCATATGAAAATATTTAAACAAGAAATACAAGACGGCGTTGCTCCGTTAGTTCAGTCTAACGCGAGTATAGCTTATTGCGTACCCGCAGCTTTACTTGCTTTAGATACTTCAATTGATGAAGATTCTAACAACAAGTTAAGTATCGCTGTTGATAAAATTAAGGCTGCTAGCGCAAATCCCGAACAGATAGATCTCTACTATATTACTTCTGTTCTAGTATCTACTGGCTGGAACAAAAATGACGATGTATTCAATTCGTCAATGACTTGGGCCGCTAGAAATACACCAGAAGACAAACAATTCAATTTTATGCACAATGAAAACGATATCATTGGGCATATTACTGGAAGCTATGTGGTTGACAAAAACGGAGACCGCATAACAGATGATACTCAGCCGGATGATTTTGATATTATCACCGAGGCTGTGTTGTATAACAGCTGGACAGATCCAGAAAATAGACAGCGCATGAATCAAATTATTGCTGAAATTGAAGAAGGCAAATGGTTTGTTTCTATGGAATGTTTATTCGCTGGATTTGACTATGCTTTATTAGACGAAGATGGTAATGCAAAACTACTTGAACGTAATGAGGGTTCTGCATTTTTAACTAAACATTTACGAGCCTATGGTGGTACTGGAGAATACGAAGGCTACAAAATTGGTAGATCATTAAGAGATATTTCTTTTTCTGGCAAAGGTCTTGTATCCAAGCCAGCTAATCCAAGAAGTGTTATTCTTGATTCTAGCAGAGCTTTCTCTCTAAGTTCTAACTCAACAATTACTACTTTTCCTAAAGGAGAAAATGACATGTCAGATATTAATCTTTTAGAGAAGCAGCTTTCGGATGTAAAGAGTGAGCTAGCCTCTGCTAAAGAAGAAAACAAAGTTCTTCTAGCTCAGATTGCCGAAGCAGCTTCAAAAGAAACTCTAGAGTCGATGGCAAAGCTTGAAGCCACCGTTGGTGAACAAGAAGAAGCTATCAAGACTTTAGAAGCTTCATTAGCTGAAAAAGAAGCATCCATCACAGAACTTCAAGAATCAATCGCAAAGAGCGAAGAAGAAATGAAGGAAAAGATGGAAGAACTTAAGAAGATGAAGAAAGAAGAAAATATGCGCAAGCGCATGGCTTCACTTTTAGATTTAGGTCTAGAGGCTGAAGAAGCTGAAGAATCTCTAGCTTCTTACGAAGATCTTGATGATGCTACTTTCGAAACCATCTTGGCAGCTATGAACAAGATGAAGAAAAAGGTTGGCGTCAAAAAGGAAGAAGAAGATGAAGAAGCAAGAATGAAGCCAAAAGCTGAAGAAGTAGCCGATGAAGCTGAAGCTGAAGAAGCCGCCGAAGAAGCGTTGGCAGAAGTCGAAACAACTGAAGCTGCATTAATTGATGCTTCAGACGATACAGACGAATTACAGGCCACTAGAGCGAGTGTCGCAGAATGGCTTGAAAGCAACGTACTTAATAAGTGATTAAAAGGAGAAAATAACTATGGCTCTAAAATCAGATAGATATGAACTACAGACCGACATTAGCTTTTTCTACAATGACACTGCGACCACTCGCGGTTGCTTAGTTGGTCATGGTGCTACTGCTGGTACTGGCGCAGCTATGGATCAGGGCGTAAATCTTTGCGTCAAGTCCACTTCGGCTGCCCCTCTCGGCATCCTTCTTAACGATGTCGTAGACAAAGATTTAACTCGTACTCATCTCAATCAGTACAAGGATGAAGTACAAAAGGGTGGTAAGGTTACTGTCCTTCGTAAAGGTTACGTTGTAACTAACAACATTACCAATCCTAGCGACTGCGGCGCTGGCGAAACAGCTTATCGTTGCGACGATGTTGCTGGAAACGTTGCATCTTCTGGCACTGTTGCCGTTGGTGTATTCCTTTCAGCTCCTGATGCTGATGACTACGCCAAAGTCGAAGTCAACCTTCCCTGAACTTAATATAATTAAAGGAGAAAACTAATTATGCCAATTAACGAAAGACCTAGTGATGAATTCATCAATCTCCTACGTAAGTCGGGGGATGCGGATGTAAATTTGGCTCAAGCTGCACAGCGAGAATTCGCTAAAGCTCTTGAGTTACCACTACGCAAGGGCGTCCTTGCTGGAAATATTCTTGGTAATATTTTCGAAACTGTGAACGTAGAAGCTGGTTCAACTACTGAATTTCCTCTTGATCTAATCAGCCCCGGCCTTGAAGGTGAGCATGTCGCTTATACTAATCCCGGTCATGGTAGAATTCCAGAGCGTTCGGTTGAAAGCGATTACGTCATGATTCCAACTTACAACATTGCTTCATCGGTTGATTATCTTCTCCGATACGCAAGAGAAGCTCGTTGGGATATTGTTGGTCGAGCCATGCAGGTCATGGAAGCCGGTTTCACGAAGAAGATTAACGACGACGGCTGGCACACGCTTCTAGCAGCTGGCGTTGATCGCAATATTCTTGTTTATGACGGCGATGCAACCGAAGGTCTCTTTACCAAGAGATTAGTTTCTTTAATGCAGACTGTAATGCGTCGTAATTCTGGTGGTAATAGCGCTTCAGTTGGTCGTGGACGACTTACTGACCTCTATGTTTCACCAGAAGCATTAGAAGACATTCGTAATTGGGGATTAGATCAAGTTGACGAAGTTACTCGTCGTGAGATCTATTCCGCTCCAGAAGGCGGCGCTCCAATTACTAGAATCTTTGGTGTCAACGTCCATGACCTCGATGAACTTGGCGAAGGTCAAGAATATCAGTCATTCTTCGCTGATCAGCTTGGTGGACAGCTACAGTCCTCAGACAGAGAACTTGTTGTTGGCCTAGATCAGTCAAGCAATGACAGCTTTGTTATGCCCGTTAAGGAGCAGCTACAGGTCTTTGAAGACCCAACTCTCCACCGCCAGCAGAGAGCTGGTTATTATGGCTGGACAGAGCTTGGCTTTGGTGTTTTAGATAACAGAAGAATTATCCTCGGATCATTCTAATTATTATTTAATACCTAAAGCGACTAAAAGCCACCTTCATTAGATTGGGGGTGGCTTTTTTGTGTATTAATAGTTAGATTGTTTATTTCTGGAACACCTTTAGGAGAAAGAATATGGCTGCATTATCGGACTATCTTGAGAGTATAATATTGAACTTTATTTTCAGGGGAGGAACTTTTACCAAGCCAAGTAATGTATCTGTAGCACTTTTAAATGAGGTTCCTAAAGACAATGATGATGGCTCAACTATGGGCGAAGTTTTGAACTTTATAACCAATGAAGCTGGCGCTGAAGTCTCTACCCAGTACGCTAGAGTAAGTCTGGGAGACCCTTCAGAGAATGGCAACACAAAATGGTCTGATGTTGGAGATGATCCGTCTTCTGTTTATTATACTCATACTGAAAACCTTCCAGCGTCTGGATTTTATTACCCTCTGTATCTTGAGGAGTCTAGGGCTGTTCAGGCTTCTGACGGTAATGGCGTTGAATCATATGTTTTCCCGGAACATCCCGCCACTACTTTTTACAAGCCTGTAAGTGTGGGAGCTATTAACGCTGTCACAAATCCAGATCCAGACGAAATTATTTACAGGTTTTACGACGGAAACGGTTTTATACAAAATAAATCAAATATTACATTTGAACAAGCTGGCAAAGGTGGCTGGGGAACGATCAAAGCGGTAGCCTTAATGGATAGTGAAACCTACGGGGAAGGCAATATTTTAATGTACGCCCCTCTAGAGGTAGAAAAATCAGTTGGCGAAGGCGATATAGTTCAGTTCATCCCGTCACAATTAGAAATCAGCTTAAAGTAATATGATTATTCCAAAAGAAATTCTTGTAAGAAATATCAAGGAAGATATATTAGATAATTCTGTAGGCGCTGTTTCGCCGCAGGATATAAGAAGAAATCTTTTAGACATTATTGACTCTGTAAGTCTTTTAACAGAGTACAATGACTTAAACTCTCAAAACTTTTCGACTGCTGACTTACGCACACTCAGGGCTGGAGAAGAAACTCTCTCTAAAAGAAAATCTGTTGGTTATAGCAGTGTTGATAATGTTGCTGTTGGCTACTCCGCTTTAAAATCTCAGATTGACGCAAAGCAAAATGTTGCAGTCGGATCTTTTGCTTTAAATTGCAACATGTATGGCCCAGACAATGTTGCTGTTGGATTTCACGCTCTTGGTAGCAATATTAACGGTTATGGTAATATTGGCATTGGTAGCTACTCCCTTAATAACAATAAAGAGGGAAATTTTAACATAGCAATCGGTCAGGGCGCTGGATATTACGTAAACAGAAATGAAAGCTATCAGTTTTTCTTAGCCTCTCATGCTGTAACTGAAGATTCTATATGTGAAAACAAGAATGGACAAGGGCTTATCCCCCTCCTAAAAGGAGACTTGTCATCCAATAATCTTAGGTTAGGTATTGGCGTCCGAACTCTCCATGAAGGAGCTGCTCTTCAGGTTGCTGGAAATATACACCCATCCGTAACGAATACATTCTCTTTAGGTAGTAGTGATTTTAGAATTAAAAATCTCTATCTTCAAAGCTCAATAAACTATAGTAATAATGATTATATTCAGTATAGCGAAATTTCTAGACGTTTTACTTTAAGTAACTCTACAACCATTAATGATTCTTTAGATGTAAAAAATAACCTAGTAGTTACTAACAACATATCTAGTCCTAATGGTCACCTTTCTGTTGGCTCTTATGTATCAGCCACCTCTGGTATATTTAGTGATAATTTATTACTTAGTGGACATGTGTTTCCAGAAAACACTCTTTCAAAAAATCTTGGAGATAGAAGACAGGAGTGGATGAATGGTCATATATACAACATTTATTCAAGAGGTGTTGCTAAGTTTAACGTTTTTCACGCCGAAGAACAAAGTCATTTTAGAAACAAAACTATATATTTAGGCTCAACTGGAGACCTTGAAACTTTAGATGGTGGTGGCGTTTCTGATTTATACGAAAATTTTGACCCGACCGATAACAACCAAGATCCAAATACTCACTCTCAATATTTACTAGATGAAGATCTCATTGGTGCTGGTTTTAAGATTGGCTCTAGCGGAGTTGATTATTTAAGATTATACGAACTAACATTCAGGTCTAGAAATGAAACTTGGAACAATCTTTCCATTGACGATCCATATTCAAGATCTTCTTGGTTTTCAAATATTAGTCTAGAGACAGCTTCTGGAAGACATGTCAAAACAGACCGAATCATAAATAGTGATTCAGTAGGAATGTTTACATATAACAACGACTTAGGTTTCTTCATAGAAAGCGGAGTCTCTTACCTATCAGAAGAAAATGGTCACTTAGATAGATCTGGACTTGGTGATTTTAACATAATATCTCCAATAGAAGAACTAGACAACTATACAATATCTATACAATCTCCTAAAAGTCAAGTTAATTTATTTCAAACATTCCTTGAGAATACTGAATCCATCCATCTTGATTTAGATCAGAAAGAAAAAATCACTGGATTTAAAACTGGCTACATTTCAGATTCTCAATTGCCTTTACCGAACTTTTTTAATGAACAAGCTGGTCAAAGACCAAATAGATACATCATATCTTCATACAACGACTCATCTTTCGCCAAAAGGTGTTTCACTTTACTTCAGGATCAAACTGAAGGATATGTAGGTATTAGTAATTTTGATTATTCTGAATCAATGCTTCCAGACACAATACTTAATGTTAGAAGTACTGGAAACGCTGTAGTCAGAGTAACAGCTGAAAATCAAAACGATACCGAAGCAAGTTTAGAGCTTCTTGGTGGAGCAAACTGTAAAGATGATGGCGTTTCCTTACAGTACATTAAAAGTAGCGGAGTTTTTCACCTTAATACATTCAGAAATTCTGTAGAATATAACTCTCTAACAATAAACGATTCAAGCGGTCATATTGCTATACTAAACAAGTATATGAATTCAAATGCAATGCTGTCGCTTGGTGATGACGATCACACAGATGCGGTTATAAGCATTAGGCACTCATCTGGTGTCCCAGTAGCTACTGAAAATTATGGACAAATATTCACCAGAGAAGTACAAGACTTAGACGTTCAAAGCACCCTACTGTCTTTCATGGATAGTAGCGGAAACTTGTTTAATGTAGACCTTACTGCAACTAGTTTTGATGGAAGCACGGTAGATAAGCCACTAGCCTTAGACACTAAAGGAAATACTTTTGGTGGCATTAGATCGCCGCTGTCAAGAAATAATATAACTGCCTCCACCGTTAATAATACTGCTATCGGATACGAGGCTTGTTCCAATATTCTAGATGGTACTAATAATACCTGCCTTGGATACAGATCTGGAAAGTATATAGAAAATGGTTTTGGTAATGTATATTTAGGCTCAAATCTTGGATCAGAAAACACTTCTCAGTCTATCGTTATCGGTACTAATCTTTCTACTTCTTCTAACGAACTAGCAATTGGTCACGGCCAAGAACCTTTGATTAACGGATCTTTTACAAGTAAGTATGTTAATATAAACAATACTCTTAAAATTGACAATGCTCTAACTATATCAAAAAATTCCGTTCTCTTTACAGATAAAATTTCTTTTAATAGTTCAAGCTTAGAGTATCTTTCTCTTGAAAGCAATAATGCTAAGTTTTCCACAAATGTTTCAATTTTAGGAACTTTATCCTTTGCTAACGGTACTTCCATATCTAATGCTAATTTCTTAAATGACATAGCTCTAAATAGTCAATCAATTCAGCAGACAAATAATAGAATCTCAACAAACGAGACATCATTTAATCAGTTAAAAAACAATGTAGATACTTTTATAATTGAGGGAGTGGTAGAACAGAATATTAGATTTGATGACTTACCCAATTCTTTCAATGATACTCCTTTACAGTTTTACATCAGGAAAAAAGTAGTTGACTCATCTAATAATTTTGTAAATGCTCCTTCTACGCCAACTTCTCCAAATCTCGTTCTCATAACACTTAGAGATCCTCACATAAACGTTAGACAGGGAGACTATGTAATAGCAATACGGGTTAATGGCGAATACAGGCCAATAGCCGTAACAGGACCACCGTGATAAGGAATATACATGTCTCACGAATGCGAACCAACCGGATGTTTTAGGTCTGATCAAAGATCTAGAAGAATAAGATCTGCTCCGCAGAATGATGCCTATACGTCTGTATTCACGACAACAACTACCTCCACGACAACTCAAACAACATTACCTCCACAATTTCTATTTGATGAAATAGTTATACCAGATTCCGGGTCTCATATTGGATGCCCTTCATTTGGTACTACATTGCCACCCATGTATTTTGACGCTTTTGGTGGCGATCAACAGTTTTCTAGTGGCAATATGATATTTCATCAGTTTTTTAATGATGGAATATTCTATATATCTCCTTATTCTGATGAAAATTTCGAATACGCCAAAATAGAATTCTTAATGGTTGGTGGCGGCGGTGGCGGTGGACCATTTGACGGCGGCGGTGGCGGCGGCGGTGGTGGTGTTAAGCGTAGTTCTTTCAATTTTCCAAAAGGTGCTTACAGCATAAAAATTGGAAAAGGTGGACAATCAGGCGCAGACGGAGAAGAGACTTCAATAAAAGAGATAGGAATAAGATCTATTGGTGGAGGCGCTGGTGGCACACCGTTTGAATCTAATGCTCATGATGGAGCTAATGGTGGCGGCGCTGGTGGTCGCAGCGATAGCTCTGGAGGATTAGGTCTCGGCGGATACAACGGTGGATCTTCATCATCAAACTACGGTGGAGGTGGAGGTGGAGGCGCTGGCGAAGATGGAAAAAACGCACCATTTAACGACGATAATTCTATCTTACGCTCCGCAGGTTCTGGTGGAAATGGAGCTGCTATTACTTTTGATTACAAATCTTACAAGCACTACGGCGGTGGAGGTGCTGGAGACGATTTTGGTGGATTAGTATTAAATAGAAGCTTAGGCGGTGGAGGTGGCACAATATATAAAGATGGCATAGACGGCCTTGGTGGCGGTGGCGCTGGCAATGGGGGTCGTGGTGGAAAGGGATTTTGTTTGATTGGTTATATTCCAGTAACAACGCCCGCCCCCACAACCACGACAACGCTACCACCAACCCCGCCTAGTCCAGTAGAAAATCTTTCAGCAACAGGTGAATTTCAAAAAATTACATTACGTTGGAATGATCCTACTGATTTTGGATCTTCTCCAATTTCTTCATATACTTTTAGGATTTTAGACATATCAAACACACTACTTAATTCTATCACTATTTCAGCTGAGTCTGTAGAAGAGGTTGCGGTCAATATTGGTTCAGATTTATTTGTAACAAAAGTGTATTCATTATTAAGTTTAGAAAACCAAACCACCTACAAAATAGAAGTTATTGCCTCTAATAGCGCAGGCGATAGCATTCCGTCTTCAGCTTCAGCAACTACTGTTACTACAACTACAACTACTACAACTTTATCGCCAGATTCATTATCTTTCTCCATGTCTTTTGATGGGTCTATCGGGTTCGGAACAATTGAACCAGCTGCCATTACTTTAAACGGCAATGCTGGCAGTAGAAAAACCGCAAACGCAACAATAACGGCAACAGAAGGATATGTATTTTATGAAGATCCATTTATAGATATTTTTGGAGATGGTGCTTCAAGTGTTCTTTATGATGAAATATCTGTAAACAAAGATGCAGATAATTCTAAAATTTATCTTGGTATACCTTTCATTATGCCTGACAGGCCGCTAACAAATGCCCTTACCTATATAAACATTAGTGGTGTAACACCAACTACTACTACAACAACTACTACAGATCAGCCAATCATACCGTTTTGTGAAAAACTATATCATACTGCTGAATTTGTTCTCAATGAAGATAACACCTATTCCAAGCCTTCAGACTCTGAAGCATTACTGAATCCATTGCAGATTTTTGTATCTAATTCTCAATTTCCAGCTAGTATCGCAGGGTCTATAAGTGAAACGGTCAATAAGGCTGGAGAGCCTTGGTATAACGGTATTTACTTTGAACTGCCACGGTCTATAGACACGCACGAAGAATACGTAGACTCTCTTCCGAGCAATTATAACTTACGCCTTCTAGATCCACAAACCGGAGCCGAATTTAGAAACACAAATTACTTTTTATTTTATCCAGAACCTCAAAACAATAGCATTGACACTGTTCGTTCTTTCTTTGTGGAACAAGATGATGCTGGTGTACGATATGTAGAAATGAGAATATCCTTTGACTATATTTGTTCTGTAACAAACTTTAATCAATTTGGCGACGGAGATGACGATATAGATGGCTTTATGGTCATAGAAGTTCTTGAGTTTAATGGCTCTCAAAGAACACTGCTATCTTCCAGTGTTGTTAACAAATTTAACTTTAGATATGTCGGAAGTTTTACAACCATCAATAGCAATAAAACTTATCACTACATGTTAGACTTTGGAACAAGAGAAAATATAGTAGGTGTATAAATGGCTCAAACAATAGGTGTAGCTGGCAGACAGTATGGCAACGGTCGAGTCGCCTCTATGACCAAGGCTATTAATCTAGAAAATCTATCAGAAGTAAATACAGATTTTTTTGTAAGACTTTTCCTAAATTCTTGCTTATGGGCTTGCAGGAATGCTGGGGCTTCTAGGTCAATAGCAATTTTCTCAAATGGATATAGCACTTTTGACAATAAGCTCCACTCTTTATTTCAAAGCATGGGATATTTTAATGCAACCCTGATTCACCCTTGGTATAAAGAAGGATTAAATGGTCTTGATGATTATGATCTCTATGTCTTAATTCCGTCTTATAATGCTCTGTCTGGCTCTAAAATGCCAGACTCAGTTCAACTTCATATTTTAAACAGAGTTCATTATAAGGGTAGCGGATTCTTTACTGGAGAATGGTTTCATTTGCTACACTCTATTCCCAGTAAAAGATCTTTTAGTTTTCTTGATTCTGAATTTTCATTTAAGTGGAATGAGTCTGATGAAAATATTGTTTCAGGTCTTATAGATCTTTCTCCATTTTCCAATATTGGAGATAATGTTATATTTACGGACGCTGAAGAAATTCGATATTCTTCTGTAATTACTGACGATAGCATGTC